AAAAAAAACGGCCCGCAGTCGTTTTGTGATGCAAAACCGGATTGGAAAAGCTCATGAGCCGTAAAACCAAAGCCACCTCGGTCGACGGCGCAGTGCAGGCAATGCAGGCAGTGATCGCCGGACCGCTGCCGTCTCCGTGGCCACTTTCAGCTGCTCAAAAGCCAATTTGGGATGAGATCCTGATGCGGCGTGCTCGCGATGAGTGGAAGCCCATTGACATGCGGTTCGCATGGGAATTGAGCGACGTCATCCTGCGGTTGCACGAGGAGGACGGGCGGTTGCGTAAGGAGGGCGGGATCATCGAAAGCGCGGCCGGGCCGAAGGTCAATCCGCGTGAGTCGGTCGTGCGCGGGTTGTACAAGCGGGCACTGGCTCTGGCTACACATCTGCGCATTCATCCGGCGTCGGATTACGCCGAACCTGAACGAGCGCGGGCCGGGCGCCAGGCCGAGAAGGAAGCGCGCTCAGCCATGCCGCCGCCGAGCCAGTCCGATCCGCGCCGTGACATCCTGCCGATGATGTGATGCGCGACTGGCACGGAATCGATCCGAAAAAATGGACCACCGGCGACAAGATCTGCTGTTTCATCGAAACCCATTGCATCGTGCCGGAAGGCCAGTTCGTCGGCAAGCCGATGCAACTCGCCCCGTTTCAGCGGAAGTTCATTTACGAGGTATTCGACAATCCGGTTGGCACGCGCCGCGCAATCCTCTCGATCGCCCGCAAGAACGGCAAGACGGCGCTGATCGCGGCGCTGCTGCTGGCCTATGTCTGCGGGCCGCTGTCGCAGCGCAATGCGCAGATCGTTTCCGGTGCCATGTCGCGCGATCAGGCGTCGATCCTGTTCGCGCTGGCCGCCAAGATGGTGCGGGCGTCACCGGCGCTGTCGAAACTGGTGCGCATCGTGCCATCGGGCAAACGGCTGATCGGGCTGGTCCGCAACGTCGAATACCGGGCGCTATCGGCCGAGGCCTCGACGGCGTTTGGCATATCGCCGCTGGTCGCCATCCTGGATGAGGTCGGCCAGGTGGAAGGACCGACGTCACCGTTCGTCGAGGCAATCGTCACGTCGCAGGGTGCCCATGAGCAGCCGCTGCTGATCGCCATCTCGACACAGGCGCCGACCGATGCCGACATGCTGTCGATGTGGATCGATGACGCTGCAGGGGGCGAGGATCCGCAAACGGTGTGCCATGTCCATGCTGCACCGAAGGACGCCGCGCTCGACGATCAAGGGGCGTGGGAGGCCGCCAATCCCGGCCTCGACATCATCCGCAACAGGGCCGACCTCGCTAACCAGATGGCGGCGGCGATGCGGCTGCCGGCGCTCGAGAACTCAGTGCGTAACCTGCTGCTCAACCAGCGTGTACAGCGGCTGTCCCCGTTCCTGACGCCGAGCGTGTGGAATCTCGGTGACGGCACGGTCGACGAGGCGCTGTTCACGGATGGACGGCCGGTCTATGGCGGGCTCGACCTGTCGATGCGGACTGACCTGTCCGCTCTGGCGCTGGCGGCCGAGGATGACGATGGCGTGCTGCACCTGATGCTGCGCATCTGGTCGCCGGCCGATACCATACTCGACCGCGGCGCGCGCGACCGGGCGCCCTACCAGACCTGGACCGACCAGGGTTTCATGAGCGCAGTGCCGGGCAAGGTGCTGGACTATGATTTCCTTGCCGCCGAGATTGGTAGTCTGTCGGGCCGCATGGCATTCGCGAAACTGGCTTACGACCGTTGGCGCATCGATGTCTTCCGGCAATCGCTGGCCAAGCTCGGCGTGTTCGTCGAACTTGAGGCGTTCGGGCAAGGGTTCAAGGATATGTCGCCGGCGATCGAGATCTTCGAGCAGCTGGCAATTGCCGGCAAGCTCAGGCATGGCGGCCACCCGGTGCTGCGCTGGGCGATATCGAATTCCACCGTCGAAATGGATGCCGCCGGCAACCGAAAGATCAACAAGGCCAAATCGGTCGGTCGCATCGACCCGGCGGTGGCCGCCATCATGGCGGTCGCGGCGATGAAGCTGCAGACCGAGGCGGTATTGGACATCAACGCCATAATCCGGTAGATCAAGGACTTACCATGCAGAGGGCAAAATTCGAGGCGCTTATTGCCGGCCTTGAATGCCACGGCATTTCCAGAACGGAAATCGCCCAACGCACGGGCTTGTCCCGAGACACGGTGTGGCGGTTGGCGACCGGCACGGTGCGATATCCCAACTATGAAACGGCCGACCGATTGCGCGATCTCGCGGAAAAAACTTTTTTGAATCCTGTCCGACCTGTCTGACAGGAAATGATATAACTGGGACGGCACCTGAATTCATTTGGGTGCCGTTTCCATGTCCGATCTCGTCTATCGCACCGCCACCCAGTCCGACGCCGACCCGTTCGAGTATGTGCTGTCCGACGAGACCGTCGACCGCATGGGCGAGGTCATCAATGCGGACGGCTGGGATCTCGACGATTTCAAGAGCGGCATGAAGGCGCCGCTCCTGCTCAATCACAATCCAAACGCCATCATCGGCCGCTGGGAAAACCTGCGCGTGCAGGGTAAGCGGCTGCTCGGCAAGATGGTCTTCGCCAGGAAGGGGCTTAGCCAACTGGCCGACGAAATGCGCGGCCATTGGGAGGACGGCAACATCCGAGCCGTATCGGTTGGCTTCAAATCGCTGAAGCGGGAACCGCTCACCAAGGACGCCGACGCCTATGCCGGGCCATTCCGCTACCTGCGGCAGCGGCTGATGGAATGCAGCCTAGTGTCGGTGCCGGCCAATCAAAACGCGCTGCCCGTGCTGCGCAGCTATCCGCTTTCCCCTGAAATCTCCCGGCAGATCTTTGGCAAGACCGCATCACAGGATCAGCCGGTTTCCCGCGTGTCCGCGAATCCCCTTTCCAAAGGACGCACGTCCATGAATACCCCACTCACCAAACAGATCGAAAACCAGCAGTCGGAAATCACCCGGCTGCGCGACCGGCTCGTCGAGCTTTCAGGCGTCGTCGCAGAGGACCGCGACGAAGACCAGGTCTCGCTCGTCGATACGCTGCCGGGCATGATTGAAGATGCCGCCAAGGAACTCGGCCGCCTGCAGAAAATGGAACGGGTGCTCGGCTTTAGTGCCACCGCATCGCAGGATCCCGAAGCGCAGGCCGTTGTTCCCGAAAGCAGGCGTCCATTCGCCCTGCCGAGGAAGAAGATCGAGCCGGTCGACTATGTCTTCCGGGCCGCCGCCGCCGGAATGCGGGCCTGCGCCGACCGTGTGCCGGTCGAGCATGTCATCCGTGAAGTTTACGGCAGCGACGAGAACATGCAGATCATCATGCGCGCGGCCGTCCTGCCGGCCACGACCACGGTCACCGGTTACGCCGCCGAACTCGTCCAGGTGGGTTTCGGAGCGTTCCTTGACCGGCTGCTTGCCGGCTCGATCTACCAGCCGCTGTCGGCTGCCGGCGCCCGCTACGATCTCGGCCGCAACGGCACGCTGAAGATCCCCTATCGCGCAGCGACGCCAACGGCATCGGGTGCGTGGGTGGGTGAAGGTTTGCCAAAGCCGGTCAAAAAAATCGGCCTGTCGACCGTGACGCTCACGCCGCACAAGATCTCATGCATCACGGCCTACACCGAGGAAATGGCGATGTCTTCGGTACCGGCGGTCGAGGGCATCCTGCGCAAGGCCATGGCCGATGACACGCAGGCATCGCTCGACGGCTTCCTGATCGACGCCGTCGCGGAATCGGCAATACGCCCGGCCGGTTTGCTGGTCGGCGTAACGCCCATCACCGCATCGGTGCTGACGACATCGCTCGAGAAGATCGTCGCGGATATCAACGCGCTGATCGCACCCATGGAGGCAGCGGGAGGCGGCGGCAATATCGTCCTGCTCATGAACCCGGCGCAGGCTCGCAAGATCGGTATGGCGATGACGTCGACCGGTGACTTTGCCTTCGGGTCTCCGGACCAGGCCGCGGCCAAGTTCGGCGTCAGCCGGATCATCCAATCGACCACCATCGCGGCCGGTCGGGTGATTGCTGTCGATGCCGACTGGTTTGCCACGGCGACCGGCGATCAGCCGCGTTTCGCCGTGTCCCAGGATGCGACACTGCACATGGAGGACACGACGCCTCTGGCTATCGGCACGGCGGGTTCGCCGGCCACCGTGGCGGCGCCCGCGCAGAACATGTTCCAGACGGATTCGATTGCCATCCGGCTATCGGTATTCGTCACTTGGGCCATGGTGCGCACGGCCATGGTGCAGACGATCGCCGCAGTGACCTGGTAACAGCCTAAACCGGTTTGCCTTCCCGGTCCTCCTCCCCAGAAAGGCAAAAGCTGCTGCCATCGGCGCCTCACAACAGCCGGTGGCAGTTTCAACAGCAGGAGCAGGACATGTCTGAAGACGTCATGATTGAAGCCACGCACGGCCCATATGCCGGCCAGCGGCTGAAGGTATCCGAAGCCGACGCAAAATCCGCCATCAAGGACGGTTGGGCAAAGGATCCGTTCGCCGAGCAGCCAACCGAGCCTGCCGAGGTGAAAGAGGTGAGCAGCGAGGACCGCCAGAAAATCCTCGAGGCGGCCCACAATGCTGCCGCGAAACTGCGCGGCGAGACCGAGGGCGACAAAAAGACCCGCGCCATGGAGGCCGAGTCCTCGGCTGAGTATCAGACGAAAGCTGCGGCAGCTAAGAGCAAGAAGTGACCATCGGGGACAGCGTTCGCGGGCTGCTCGGCTGGTCGAGGCGCAGCCTGGAAAGCGGCACGCCCGGTGTCGAGGGCCAGCCGAAGGCTGGACCGTGGCTGTTCACCACTGGCCCGCAACAGGGATGGCTGCCGGCCGAATGGGGTTACTGGAATCATTTCCAGATGGACCTCGACCCGATTGCCACGGCCGGCGGCTCGGCCATCGTCGAGGCCTGCGTGGCGGCCTATGCCCAGACAATAGCGATGTGCAATGCCGATCATTGGCGCGCACTACCCGACGGCGGTCGCGAGCGGGTGACCAGCTCGGCGCTGTCGCGGATCCTGCGGCGGCCGAATGACTATCAGTCCCGATCGGATTTCATGCTCAAGTTGGCAGCTGACCTCTATCGCGACGGCAACACCTACGCGCTCGCCCAGCGCAATGACCGCTTCGAGGTGAGCGCCCTGCATCCGTTCGACCCGAAGCAGTCGAAGCCGATCGTGGCGGACAACGGCGAAATTTTCTACGAACTCGCCGGCAACAACGTCATCGAACCGGGGCGCCGCAATGGCAATGGGCTGGGCATCATCGTCCCGGCTAGGGACGTATTTCACGTGAAACTGGAGGCAACCCGTGCCGAGCCATTGGTCGGCGTGCCGCCGTCAAGGCATGCGGCCAGCGCCATTGCGGCGCAACGGGCCATCGGCAGCCAGCTCGTCAACACCTTCGGGGCGATGAACCGCCCGGCCGGCGTCATCGAGACCGAGCAGAATCTGAGCGCAGCACAAATGGACGAACTGCGCAAGAAATTCAGCGAAACCTGGCGCGGCGTCGACAATCTCAGTGCTGGGCCGCCGATCCTGTCCAACGGCTTCAAGTTCAAGGGCGTTTCGATGACGGCCCAGGAGGCCGACGTCGCGGCATCGATCAAATTCACGCAAGAAGAAATCTGGATGGTCTACGGCGTGCCGCCGGCAATCCTCGGCATGACCGACAAAAGCTCGTTTGCCTCGACCGAGGCGCTGATGCAGTTCTGGCTGGCGCGCGGTCTCGGCTTTGCGCTCAATCATATCGAGGTGGCGTTCGACCATTTCTTCGGCATCAAGAGCTGGCCGGACGAATACATGGCGTTCGATGAAAGCGCGCTGCTGCGGGTCGCATATAAGGACCGCATGGACGCGCTCACCAAGGGCGTGCAGGGCGGCATCTATGCGCCGAACGAGGCACGCCGGTTCGAGGAGCTGCCGCCTGCTCCGGCTGGCGACGAGCCGCGCGTGCAGCAGCAGGTCGTGCCGCTGTCGGCATGGGACAAGGTGCAGCCGGCAACGCCGCGGCCGGATGCGCCTCCTGCGCCGCCACCAGCGCCGGCCGAAGATGAGGGCATGAGCCTGGAGGGATTTTTCGAAAAGGGGCTGCAGGATGCAACACGAGCAGCAGCTTGAGGATCTGGCCTATGGGCTCGGCCGCCGCTTCGCTGAGGAGCGCGATCGCCTGGGCGATCTGACGTTGACGCTTAAGGCCGAGATCGATGCGCACAAGACAGCCGCGCTGCTCGAAGTCACGCAGGCGCTTGCCACGGTGAAGGACGGCGAGCCGGGACTGCCAGGCGAGCGCGGGGAAAAGGGGGAGCCCGGCCAGCGTGGCGAGAAGGGCGATCCCGGCGCGGTGCCGGAACTGACCGACGATCTGACTGCGGCCGTGCTGGACAAGACACGCGAGGACCGGCTGGAACTAGACGAGAAACTGTTTGCGGCGACCCGGCGATTCGAACGGCTGTCCACAGAACTCGAGGAGCGGCTGGCAACCGTCAAGGACGGCGAGCCGGGACCGCCCGGTCCTGAAGGCGCGCCCGGTCGTGACTTTACCGGCGAGGCGCGTGGAAAATACAACAACAGCGAGACCTACCTGAAGTTCGACCGCGTTGCCTACAACGGCTCGGAATGGATAGCGCGGAAGGATGATCCGGGGCCGCTTCCCGGAGAGGGCTGGATGCTCGGCGTGCAGGGCAAGGTGGGACGGCCTGGAGTGCCCGGCGCCGGCATTCAGCGCGCCATCACGAAGGACTACGCGCTGGTGCTCGAGACCACCGATGGCAAGGTGCTAACCATCGACATGCGCGGCATGTTCGAGCGTTACGACGAGGAGCGGCAATGAGCCACACGTTCACCTCAGTCGACACGACGACGCTGCCGGCAGCCATGCTGCAGATGACCAAGAGCCATCTGCGCGTCGACGTCGATGAGGACAATGCGGCCATCACGGAATACCTGGCATGGGCGATCGACTATGCCTCGAAGTTCTGGGAGCTGCAGATCTTCGCGGCCGCCGTGGCTTTCAAGCCGGATGGCGGCGCTACCTCTTATGCCTGTCCGGTGCGGCCGGTCAGCACTTTCACCGCGGCCGATGCCGGCGGCGACGTGTCGGTCGACTATCTGCTGCAAAGCGCCAGCCTGACCGAGCCGGCATGGCTGGTGCGCAGCGACGGCGCCGCATTCCCGACCGGCGTCACCTTCAGCCTGACCGCCGGCTATGCGGCATTGACCGACCTCAGCCCGGCCATGCGCGGCAACATCCTGCGCATCGCCGCGACGATGTACGAGCACCGCGAGACGGTCACCACGGAAACGGTCGACCAGGTGCCGTACTGGCTCAACGACATGATGGGCGGGTTGTGGGTGCCGAGGGCCTAGATGGATGCGCAGCCGACCAGAATCCGACGCGAGGTTTCCGGCAGCGGCCTGCCGGACCAGGTCGCGCTGTGGGCTGACAGCCGGACGCTCGAGGGCACCGACGACCTGCTGTTCGACGGCAAGCTGCTCAAGGTAAAGGGTGAGCCGCTCATCACCGACGCGCCGAAGGACGGCGCCCTGCATGCCCGCCGCAACGGCGAGTGGGAAGCGTTCCAGCCCGGCGAGGGCGTCGTTAGTGGCGGCGGTGGTGGCGGCGCGGGTTCGGGCGACGGCAGCGGCGCGGGCCCGCCTGGCCCGCAGGGGCCGGAAGGACCGCAAGGGCCGGCAGGGTCGACGGGCGCGACAGGACCGGCAGGGCCGCAAGGCGCCACGGGCGCAACCGGGTCAACAGGGCCTGCAGGACCGCAGGGCGACACCGGTATCCAAGGACCGACTGGTCCGGCAGGGCCGCCCGGACCGGAAGGACCAGCCGGCACCGGGAGCGCCGACACCGCCGCGCAAATTCTGGCCAAGCTGGTCACCGTCGACGGCACCGGAAGCGGACTCGATGCCGATCTGTTGGATGGCCAGAGTGGTGCCTATTATCTCGCGCTCGGCAACGCGACCGGGACCGTCACTGACGCGCAGCATGGGAATCGTGGCGGCGGCGCACTGCACGCAACGGCAACAGCGTCCGTCGCCGGGTTCCTCGTCGATGCAGCCAGCGACAGCAAGCAGTACGCCCGCCGTGACGGCGCCTGGGTCGAGGTCGTGGCGTTCACCTCGTCGGCAGTGCATGAATACATGCTCAACGCTACGACATCAGCGCCGCCAGCGGCCGGTACCGTGCGTTTCAACAACGCCACGCCGTCGGCCGCCACCACGCTCTGGTTCAACTACACGAACTATGACGGGGTCGACACCAAGACCTACTTCGCGCAGCGCGTCAAAGTGGGCGACACGTTCTATTTCCAGGACCGCGACGACGCATCCAAGTGGCAGCTCTACGAGCTGAATGCCGCCTATACCGACGCCGGTACATACGCGACGATGCCTGTCACTTGGCGGGCCGGCGGCGCTACGATCGGAGCGGCGCGTATCATCGTTTCCCGTGAAGGCGCAAGCGTCTCAAACCCGATCGGCGAAGCTCCGAACGATGGCAAGCCTTATGTCCGCAAATCGGCGAACTGGGATGATTTCACCGATGACATGGCGCTCAAGCTGGATGCTTCCGCCTATACCGCCGCCGATGTGCTGACCAAGGTCAAGACGGTAGACGGTGCGGCGTCAGGCCTCGATGCCGATCTGCTCGATGCGCAGGACGGCGCCTATTATCTCGCCAGAGCCAATCACACCGGAACACAGGCCAGCACCACCATTACCGGGCTGGGGACGGCGGCGGTGAAAAACCTTCATGTTGGCACGACGGCGCCCGGCAGTCCGGCGACTGGCGACCTTTGGGTCAACACGACGTGAGAAAACGCTGATGGCCTGGACGATCGTTGGCGTTTCGTCGGTCGTAGAGGCTACCGCCACGCCGCTGACGCTGACCGAGCCGGCCGGGGTCGCCGACGGCGATCTGCTGGTCGCCTGCATTGCCTCCCGCACCACCGCGACGACGGCTGTCACTGCCACCGGCTGGACCGCGGTCGGTTCGCAGAACAACAACAACACACTGACCACCGGCAGCGCGCTCGCATCCGGCACGATGCTGTATCTGATACGATCTGGAACGCCGACACTGGCTTTCACGCTGCCGACTGGCATCAGCGTAGCGTTGGGCCGCATCGTCGCCTATCGCGGCCATGCCGCTACTACGCCGCTCGATGTCGCGACGGCAGTTACTACGGCGGTCAGCACCACGTCGGTCAGCGTCACCGGGCTAACGACGACGCAGGCCGACGACCTCATCGTCGCCATGGTCTCGGGCGGCCAGGAAGCGGCCTGGTCGTCCTTCAACGCGACAACTCCTTCCGGCGCGAGCGGCGCGACCGACACCAGCACCGCTCCTTCGGCGACCTGGCGGGAGCGCGCCGATAGCGTCACTACCACAGGTGCCGATACGTCCCTCGGCGTATTCGATGCGCTCAAGACGGCAGCAGGCGCGACCGGCAACCTGACCGCCACGGCTAGCGTCGCCGCCGGCCACGTCGTCATCGCAGGCGCGTTCAAGATCAAGCCTTATTCAGAAACGACGGCATGGAATCCCTTTGACAAGACGGCGACCATGACGCTGTCTAATAGTGACAAGACCGCTACATCATCGTCGGGTATTAACCAAACCGTGCGGTCTACGCGATCGAATACGACCGGGAAATATTATGCGGAAATAAAGGTTAATGCAGCCGTTGCAGGAAGCAATTATTCGATTAAGACGAAATCATCGATTGTAAGCAATACGAGTGAATCATTTCGTCTTGCTTATGACGGTTTGATCTATGCGGCGAGTGGGTCTATCGGAGGTGTTGGTGGCGGTAATATTGCGACCAATGATGTCGTGTGTGTGGCGTGGGACGCCACAGCGAAGCGAGGCTGGTTTCGCAGGAACGGAGGTAATTGGAATAATAATGCTTCTCACGATCCTGGGACTGGCGTGGGCGGTTTTGATGTCTCGGCAGCTCACCCGAGCAGTGAATGCTGCCTGCATTTTGTATCTGGCACTTCGAGTGGATCAGCCACCATTCGCACTGAGGCTGCGGAGCTCACGCAGACCGTGCCGTCCGGCTTCTTGTCGTGGATGGGCGAGACACCGGCCGTCGTTTCCGGCCTCATGGACGTCTGGACAGGCGCTGCCTGGGTGAAGAAACCCATGATGGTCTGGACCGGCAGCGCCTGGGCGCAGAAGCCTGTCATGCGCTGGAATGGATCGGCATGGGTGTGATCCGGCTGCGCGAATGGTCGGTGAAGACGCTCGAGGCGCATGGCGCGTTGGATGCCGAACATGTGACGGCAGCGCAGCGGTTCTGCCGTTCATGGGAGGCCGTGCATGGCATGCGCACGGCGGCGTCCTGCTTTACCGAGCGGATCGACAGCGGTCGCCGGCCGACATCATTCGCCGAGACCAGCCTAGCAGCTGCAACGGATCTTCGGCATGCCAGGATCCTGCTCGGCGAGCACGGCTATGCGCTGGTCGGCAAGGTCTGCGGCGACGGCTACCATATCCGCGACCTCTACCGGACGCGGCGGGAACGGGATACCGCCGCCGACATGCTCAAGGTCTATCTCACCTGCCTCGCGCAGATGTGGCGTTAGGAATATTTTCGGGGGGTCTCGAATAGGGCCAATTAAAGCGTCTTGACAAGCAACGCCACATTGACACGTGCGCACGTCTGGGGGCTTAATAGCGCATTCCCAAAAATTGTGAGCAGTGATGCAGGTCACCGCAAAGGTGCGCGGAAGCCGTGAGACGTCGGCGGCGCTGCGTGCGCTGGCGAAGCAGGTGGCCGTGCCGCTCAATGCCACGTCGCGCTTTGCCCTGCAGCCGACGCTCGCAGCTGCCCGGCGCAACGTGCGGGCGCAGCAGTTCGAGGAAAGCACAGGGGCGCTTGCGGCATCGCTAACCATCAAGCGCCTGCCGAAATCCTCCAAGGTCAATCCGCGGCATCGCGTCGGGCCGGCGGCCGACTTCCAGCGTGGAGACCGCAAGCCGGTAAAATACGCGCACCTGGTCGAGTTCGGCACGGTGCCGAAGACACGGGCCGGCGGCATCGAGTGGCCCGGCTCGGCGCCGCATCCATTCCTCACGCCAGCCTATTACTCCACCCGCGACGAGGTCGTGAAACGCTTCGGCGCCAGGATCGGCCCGGAGATGGAAAAGCGGGCGGCCAAGTTGAACAGGAAAGTGCCGCGCTGATGCCCGAAGGCCTACCCGCGATCGGCGAACTCGATCGTCGCATTGAGCTGCAGCACAACACGCCCTCCGGCAGCAACGACTACAACGAGCCGATCGAGAGCTGGGCGACCTACGACGAGGTCTGGGCGATGCTCGAGTTCCATCGCTCGACTGAGAGCGAGGCATCGGCGCGCCAGTTCGCCAATTTCGGTGCTTACTTCACCATCCGGCATCGCACCGACGTGCAGGCCGAGGATCGCATCGTCTACGAAAGCAACATCTACGAGATCATCGGCCGGCCGCGCGAGCTGGGCCGCCGCCAATACCTGAAGGTCGAGGCGAGGCTCGTCGAATGATCACCGCCGTTTCGCTCGCCATCAAGGCGCTGTCAGCGCAGTCCAGCGTGACCGCCATCACCTCGACGCGGATCTACGTGTCGCCGCTGCCGCAGGGGACAGCACTGCCGGCCATCGCCGTCGCGCTGACGGCCGAGGACGAGGCACTGCTGCTCGCCGGCTCGTCGCAGTATCCGGAATCATCGGTGCAGATCCATTGCCTGGCGGCCAAGGGATCGGCCGCGCTCGACCTCGGCGAGACGGTCAAGCTCGCGCTGCGCGATCTGCTGTTCACATCGGGGTCGATCAAGGCGTCCTTCGTCAAGGAGCCGATCGATTTCCAGGACTGGGCCGACGACCAATCCACCGCCCGCCGCGTCATGTCGTTCGGCATCCGCTGGCGCTAACCTGAAAGGAAACTGCCATGCCCGCAACAACCGGCTTCACTTCCATTGGCGCCCAATTGAAGTTGGGCGATGGCGCCACGCCCGCCGAAGCATTCACCCACATCGGCAACACGACAAACTTCAGCCTTGAGCAGTCGGCCGACCAGATCGACGCCACCCACCTGATGAGCACGAGCGGCTATCGGGAATACAAGGCCGGCTATAAGACCGCGACGGTGACGTTCGAGGGCCACTTCGATCCCGACAGCGCCGAGCAGGCGCCACCCGATGGCATCCTCGGCATGTTCGAGTCCGGCGCGCCTGCCAACTTCCAGGCTGACTTTTCGGGCGCCGACAATGGCGGTATCGGGGCTCCGACCGCGCTGCCGATCTGCGCCTTCGCCGGCGTGGTGACGGCATTCTCGATCACCGCACCGGCCGGCGACATGGTGACCTATACCGGCACCATCAGCATGGCATCGTCGCCGGTGTGGAGTGACGGGACGCCGTGATGGCAAACCGCTTTATCGCGGAGGTCGACGCGCCGGAGTTCGGCGAGGGCTTCACCATCCGGCTCGACATGCACGGGCAGGGCATTCTTGAGACCGAGTTCGGCGCCTTCGACTTCGCGCACAAGGTCGGGCTGGGCATCGCCGTGATGTCGGCCACCTACCTGCTGGCGTTCCTGAAAGTATCGCTGCGCGGGCCCGATGGCGCGGTGGTCAAGGAACTGCCGGAAGTGCCGCCGCCGGTCGAGCCGATCGCCCGCAAGTGCCTCGATGCCTTCGCGCTGTTCCGCTATGGCAAGACCCACGACGAATGGGTGGCCGACAACGAGAACGAGCAGCCGCAAAAGGCTTCCAAGGCAAACCCTACGAAGGCCACGAAAGCCTGACGGGCTATCTCCTGTTCTACGCTTTACGGGCCGGCATTACCGAGCGCGATTTCTGGACGATGACGGCTCACAACGTCGTGATTGCTTTTCGCGCTTCCGAAGAAAACATGTCGCGCCTGGCCTATCGAACGGCGATCTACCAACGCATCGACCACAAGAAACTTCCCACGACGGAAGACGCGATCTTTGCCAGCGCCAAGCCGCAGCGGCAGACCCTGGCGCAGCAATACGCGATGGCCCGGCTGATAACGAAAGTGATGCACTGACATGGTCGCAACAGTCGGATCCATTGCAGTCGATCTCAGCGCCAACACGGCCAAGTTTACTGCCGGGTTCCAGAAGGCCGCGACGACGGTTGACCGCGAATCCAAGCGCATGTCGAATGCCATCAGCGGATTCAGCAAGAAAGCGTCCGGCATAGGGTCCGCATTTATCGGCGGCATTGTGGCCGGCGGCACGCTGGCCGCCATCAGTTCGCTGGCCGGGGCAATTGGCAAGGCGCGTCAGTCGCTTTCCGACTTCGAGGAGATCGGCAATCGGGCCAAGGCGACCGGGCTGAGCACGGATACATTCCAGGCGATTTCGCACGGCGCAGCGCTTGCCGATGTCGAGCAGGAAAGCCTCAACAAGTCGCTGGAGATATTCGCCAAGAACGCCGGCTTGGCCGAGCAGGGCGCCGGCGCGATGTATGCCGGCCTCAAGAAACTCAACCCGGAACTGCTGCTGTCGGTTCTCCACGCCACCGACCAGGAGGAACGCCTCAAACTCGTCGCCGACGCCATGGCGGGCATGACGGATGCGACTGAGAAGGCCGCGCTTGCTACCGCGGTGTTCGGCAAGGGTGGCGCCGAGATGGTCCGCGTGCTCGACCAGGGCAGCCAATCCATCGAGGCGATGAAGCAGAACGCCAAAGACCTTGGCATCATCATTCCCGAGGATCTGATAGCCCGGTCCGGCGCACTGGACGACAAGCTGACGACGTTAGCAAAAGTCATCGAAGTCAACCTCAGTGAAGCGCTCGTCAAGGCCGCGCCGCTGCTCGTCGCCGCCGCCGAGGGCATGGTGAAACTCGCGAAGGGAGCCAACGCTGCCAGCAACGCGTACAACGCGTTTATGGAAGTGCTTCATCCGGAGCCGGTGGCGGTGCTCAACGATGAACTCTACACGACCCAGGTGCGGATGAAGGAAGTCGGGGACGAGGTCAGGGTGGCCGAGGCCGAGCTGGCGAAGCTCAAGGCGGACCTGGTAGGCGCACCGGCCGCTATTGTCGAGGTTCAGACCGCCGAAGCCCAGGCAAAGATAGATGGGCTGCGTGCGCAACTAGATGATCTGGACGCCCACGCGAAAGACATCAAGGTCACCATGGACACCGAGCAGGCCCGCGCCGCGATAGACCAACTCCGCTCGTCCGACCTGGCCGCGCTGAACGCGGATGATGCCGCCCGTGCCAACCGGCCACGCGTCCACCGCGGCGGCACCGGCGGCACCGGCGGCACCGGCACCGGCCGCAGCGGCGGCGCCACCGGTGGCGATGGCAGCGGCGGCTTTGACCCGGAGTTCCTCCGGCAGCGCGCCAACAGCGATGCCATCCTGGAGTACCTGCGCGGGCAAGAGGGGCGATGGGGCACCACGTACCTGCGCGGCGGGCAAGAGACGAATAAGCTGCTGCAGGGAGGCAACGATCTTGCTCAGGCGACGGAAGCGGACATCGAAGAGGCCATCGCGAACCAGGAGCGGGGGATCAAGACGACGGAGAACGGGGTCGACGTGACGAGGTACGGCCTCGAAAACAGCGCCCAGATAATCACCGGCAGCATCGACAGGAACGGTTATTACGTTAGCGGGCGGTTCGAGGAGGCGACCAGTGCGCAGACCAACGCACTGCTGGGGGGGCTGGGAGGCAGCTTCCGCGACATGGGTACCGCGCTGCGGTCGATCCCATGGAACCAGCGCACCATGGCGGCCGCTAATGAAAGTACCGGCTTCAGGTTCTCCGGTCTCGGCAACGCCGACAGTTGGGCCGGCAAGCGCCTGACGATCGGCGGCGGCAGTACATCGATGCACAACCGGTTCGGCAAGGGCTTTTGGGGAACGACAGATCCCGCCTTGTCGATGGGGACGTCTGGCATCGAGGGCACCTCGACGATCACCAGCGGCGGCGGCGCTGCCATCAACGTCAACGTGACCGTCCGACCGATCCTGGAGGGGACGCGGCTGTCAGCGCAGAGCGCGGCGGAAATCAAGCAGGCGGCATCGGCCGGCGCCAATGCGGCCTTGAGGGCGTTCAATGGTCGATAACGTCATCATGGACGAGCGCATGGCGCTCGGCTTCAAGGGCGGCCCGACCTTTTCGACCGACAAGCTGGTGATGGTCAACGGCCAGGAACGCCGGCTGCAGAACCGTTCGGTCGCCATCCACAACTACGTCTGGAGTTTCAAGAACACCTCGCTGGCGATCGAGGCCTCGCTCAAGGCGTTCTGGTTCGATCGGCGCGGTGATTTCAAGGCGTGGCTGCTGAAGGACTGGTCGGACTATTCCGGCACGCTGCAGGCCATCGGCGTCGGCACCGGCGCGCTCACCACCTTCCAGCTCATCAAGACCTATACGGCGGCGGGGTCGAACCCATACCAGCGCACGATCCGGCATATCAAGGCCGGTACGCTGTCGGTTTATGTCGACGGCGTCCTGGCGCCTGACACCGGCTACACGGTCACCGGCACCGGGCTGATTACGTTTTCCGTCGCGCCGGCCAGCGGCAAGATCGTCACGGCCACATATGAATTCTTCGTGCCCGTGCGCTTCGAGGGCGATCGCTTCACATCGATTGTCGACTTCCAGCCGCAGATGGACATCATATCCATTGAAGACGTGACCGCGATCGAGGTCGTCCCGTGAGAAGCTGGGACTCCGCGCTGCTCGCCATGTTGAGCGGCGGCGAAGTCACAAGATGCTTCCTGGCCGAACTCACCAATCCGACCGGTCAGACCGTTCGCCTTACCAACCATGACGTCGATATGATCGTCGGCGCGGACACCTACATCAAGACGCCCGGCTTCAACCTCTCCCGGTATACCGTGAAGAACGGCGGCGAGGCCGCGACGCTCGATTTCGAAATTCCGCTTTCCGATGAGGGGCCGATCCTGATTGAGCATGTTCGCCGCGGCGCATGGCGTGGCGCGACGATCATTGTCTGGGTCGCGGATACGGCCGTCCCGGCGCATCGCAACGTCCTGGCCGAAGGGTTCGTCGGGCGCCTTGATTTCACCGACCGACTTCAGGGTACGATGGAACTGGTCACGCTTGCCGATGCGCTGAAGGACGTCTTGCTGTTCACGATCCAGCCGGCGTGTCCGTTCAAGTTCTGCGGCCGGGAATGCGGCGCCGTTGAAGCGACATGGACGCGGGCGGGCGAGGTGACATCGGTCATCAGCCGCCGCTCCTTCACGGCCACGATCGCCAGTCCCGGTGCTCTTAACTTCGCGCACGGCAAGGTGACGTGGACGTCCGGCGCCAATGCCGGCGCGACCGGCTGGGTGCGCGACTGGACGTCCGGCACGGGGACTTTCGCGATGGTGACCGACTTCCCGTTCGACATCGCGGTCGGCGACGATTTCCAGGTGCTGGCCGGCTGCAGGAAGAACCGCGCCGATTGCGCGGCATATAACAACATCGACCGCTACGGCGGGTTCGACTTCGTGGCGCGCTGATGGTCCTCGCGATAACCGGCGGCGATGCAGGCGCCGCCTCCATGGCCCAGTCACAGTGGGCGCGCTTCCAGCCATCGGGGCCGACGTCGCATACCGAGGTCACAACCAACCCGGCCCAGTTGTCAGCCAGGACAGATGTCAACCAAGCGCAGCAGGCGCTCGGTCAGCCATTGCCGGTCGTCATCGGCACGGGCCGTGTCGATGGCATCTATTTCATCGGCGGCGTCGAGACCGTCTCGACCGTGACGGAGACGACGACGACGACCCCTAACCCGCCATCGAACCAGTATGTCACGATCGTCGGCGGCAACATGGGATCCGCTTCCATGGTGGCCTCGCAGTGGAGAATGTTCGGCGGCGGCAGCACCTCCGTCACCGAGGCAGTGACGGAAATCGAGAACCAGACAATGGCCGGCTATGTCCTGGCCTACGACGCTTACGAGCGCGGATATGATCTGGTCCGGCTGGAGATCGATGGCCAGGTCGTCTACGACATCGAGGCGGGGATCCCGGCCTCGCAGACATTCCGCTTCTATGGCGGCCGGCATGCGTCGACCGACGCGATCCTGACCGAGATCATCGGCGCCAATGCCGGCGCCTACAAGAACTTCGTGATGGTCTTTATCGACGGCTACCCCTCCGATTCGCCGCCGGGGGTGTCAGCCGTGATTTCCAACTACGCCAACAGCGGCATTCCGAAGAAGGCCGATCTTAAGGATCTCATCACCGATATCATGTTCCTGGCCGGGTTCGGACCGGCCGATCTGACGTTCGAGGGTTTTAGACTAATGGCTACGTCAACCCTCTCGTTCCAGGGCTACTTCATCCAGGACGACGACGTGCAATTGTTCAATTTCACAGCCATTGCCCCGTCTACCGTGACGTTCCGGTCATTCTCATACGCGGGTGGCGTGAACGGCGCCGGCGCAACGATCCTGCGCGGTGGATTTGATCCGATGCTCGCCGTCTTCGACGGCGACGGACTCCTGATCGATCAGATCGACGACGACGCGCCTGGCGTGGCGGATGGTGATGGCGTTCCAGTCGACCCGATGACGGGTAACTATCAGGATACACTCTTCACGTTATCGCTGGCAGCGGGAACCTATACCGTAGCCATCATGCAGGTTGACAACTGGGCCAATGGTCCGCTGCTCAGCGACGGCTTTGCGAAAGTCGGACAGGGCAACTACACGGGCGACATTGGGTGCAGCCAGGGGTTCTTCTGCGATACGGCTGGAGGTGATGCAGTCAATCGCGACGGACATTGGGCATTCGACATCATCGGCGTGGAAACAGGTGGCATCGGCGCCGCCATCCCCACCTACGGATTTGTCATCGACAGCGACACCACGGTCCAGACCGTCGTCCGGTCGATAGCGGACATCTATGGATTCTCGTGGTGCGATACGGGTTCCGGTTTTTTCTTCAAGAAGAGGGAGCGGGACGAACCGTTCTCGATCGACATCGCGCTCGATGCCGACGATATCGTTGAGGCCGTGCAGCCGGTCCGGTCGAGCGACGAGGCCAGCATCAGGACGCCGTCTACCGTCGAGATGGAATATGTCTCCAAGGAAGGCGGCTACAAGTCTCGGCCCGTTTCGTTCAACATGACCGTGGGTGTCCTGAACTCGATCACCAAGCCGAAGTTCTCGACGCCGATCCTGTTCGACGACGCGGAGGCGCAGCGCATCGTCACCGAAAAGTTTTTCGAGTACCAGGAAAAACGCCGCAGCCACAGCCTGACTGTCGCGCCGGAAAACATTGTTCTGCTGCCCGGCGACATCGTTTCCTTTCCGTCCGGCACGCGCACCTACATCACTCGCGTCGAGGAGATAGCGATCGACCTGCGCAACATGGGCGTGGAGATTAGCGCGCGCGACTTCCAGACCGAGGTCGCGACCCCGATTACGGCGGTTAGCAATACCGGTCCCGTCTGGCAGGTGGTCTACCTGGCGAGCCAGTATGTTCACCTCGACATGCCGCTATTGCGCTACAGCGACGACGCCGCCGGCACCTCGCTGGTTCAGTACGGCGTGTTGATGCCGCACAGTCAGGAGCTATGGTCCGGGGCTTCGCTCTACCGCAGCCCGGTTACGACGGGATATGTCCCGATCTTCAGCCAGTTGCCGCATGCCGGCGTCCTGGGCACCTGCGAAACGGTCCTGCCGGCGCCGGCCGACCCGTTTGCGCTCGACGATGGCTCGACCCTCACCATCCGCCGCACCACCGCCGCCGCCACCCTGCTGATCGACGCCACCGAGGCAGAGGTGCTGGATGGCGCCAACAATGCGCTGGTCGGCACCAACGGCCGTTGGGAATGGGTAGGGTACAAGACGGTTGCCGACAATGGCGACGGCACCTACACGCTCAGCGGGTTCACGCTCAGGGGCTACCGCGGCTCGGAAGTGTTCTGCGGCCTGCACGAGATCGACGACACGTTCATCACGATCGACCAGGCGTGGGTGCGGAGCATGGGACACCCGGTTGTCGATCTCGGCGACACGTTCAATTACAAGGCGGCCGGCTTCGGGCAGAGCCTGAGCTACATCGATGAAACGCGGCACACCATTCCCGGCACGGCCGAGACGCCCTATGCACCGACCGGTCTCAAGGCCGACGAAGGCAGCCCGAACGGCATCGACATCAGTTGGGACTATCGGTCGAGGATAACGACCGGGTTCAATCCGGCCGAACACGGCGAGGCGGCGCTGGCGTTCGAGGTCGATATCTATGACACGGACGGCACAACCTACATCCGCACGCTGACGACGGCCACGAATTCCGTCCACTATGCCGCG